CATTACTTTAAGTCTTTGGTCGGCGATGAAGGTTCCTAAATAAGGGGCAAGATACTTATCCAGATCTGGGAGAAGAACGAGGACATTATTATTTTGCGTTCCTGCTTTAATAAACTCGGTAATGGCTTGTGTAACTGCCAAGTGGAAACTCGGCTTTGAAGCATTAATATAAGTGTCAACAGTATCAAACGCATCCATAGGCAGTCTATTGCTTTTAGCTCTTAAATATTTTTTGTAGGTTTCTCTTTGAGAGTCTGTTTGATCTTTGTTAAATAAAGGATCCGAAGATCCCTTAGTTAGAAGACCTTTTGTAAAGGCTTCCCCAAACACAGATAACCCTTCCCCCATAAGAAGGTTTGGAGTTGTTGCCGCTCCCATCTTCAAGGATAATTTTCTAGCTCCTGAACCATTAAAGGAATATTTTACCGAAAACACGTTCCCAAAACATTGGGGACGACTCCAGTCTAGTAAGTTATCCCCTATTCCATAGGTTATGTATAAAGGTCTTTGAAATTGGGAAGTAACCCCCTCTTTTAATGCCTCCTGCTGCCTTCTTTTTAAGTAAACATTTTCTCCTAAATTTTCTTGGCTAAGATCCTCTAACTTAACAAGTTCTGAAGTTATCTGTGCCTGTTTGCCCTCAATAGATCCAAGCAAAGATTCCCGCTCTTTGGAAGACAACCAACTGGTCGGACCTCTCTTATGATCCATAGATCTTTTTAGTTCAAGAGCCTCAGCGTTTAAAGCCCTTTTATCTCTCTGTAGCGTTTCAATTCTAGCCGCTAACGGGTTATCTTCAATGGGTAGCATAGCCTCAACACTGTTGTCCAGCATAGCTTCCTCGAAGAGTCCCTGAGGATCTATAAGTTCAATCTCTATAAACATCCCATCGTTCTTATTAAACGAATGCTTAAGCTTTAGAAAAGTTGACGCAGGAGAATTATTGAATATATAGGTATGAGATTTTTTACCGCTAGCTTTATCGGCAGCATCCAGCTTTTTCTTCTCCTCTTCAAACGCCTTAAAAGACCGAGATGCTTGAAAAGCCATCATTATCTCAGGGCGATAGGTCATTACAATGTTAATAGCAGGAGCATTCATAATATATAATAGTTACTTAGGAATACGAATAACACTTCCTGAATCAAGCTGTTCGAATACATCAAAAATACTATTTCTTTCACAAATTACCCACCATTGGGTAGGAGTATTGTAAAAAAGATTAGAAATTAAATCAGGTCGGTGAGCATATCCAGAAGGTATATTACCATTAACAAAACCTGGGGCCTGAATATTATTATCCCCAGAGTATTGGGACTCATATACTCTACTCCCTACAGAGGTATGAAATATTTTACCCTTGTGCTTAATTTTTATTTCACCCTCCGATAATCTATTTTTTGTTTCTTGGTTCTTCATTTAGCTATCTGCCCAATATCCTGCGGCTGGGAGAGGATCCACAGTGTATGGAGAGTTGATTGCGCTCTCCCATCCCGTTAAGTTATCCCGCTGCGTCATTACTGCGGGAGAGTATTCTTGAAAATCTCCTACTCTTATCTCTTCTAAAGATAGATTAATTTTAATTCTTCTAGGAGTTAAAGTTTCTAGATCGTAACCACTCTCATCTTCATACTTAAGAGAATACTGTTTACATATACACGGAACGCTCTGATACAAAGTTCCGAAAGTTAATCTAAGAAGAGGGGGTCCTTGCATAGGATCACTGGCATTGTTAACGACAGAAGTTCTTAAAACAGCAACGAAAAATAATAAAGTATCTAATACTTTACTTGATTCATCAGGATTCATAGAAGCTAGTAGCTCTGGGGTGCTGTTCCCAAAGTCCGCAAGAAAAGCAGAACCTGTACCATTAGGCTGAGTGACCGTAGTGTTTGCATCATTTATGAGTGCCGAGTAAGCTTTTTTAACAGCTAAAGATAATGATTTATTAGCATCCCCGATTCCAGGGTTGGGACTGAATTTAGCCTTTTTGGTAAATAAAGCTTTTTCTGATTGAGGCCCCCCATTAGCAAATACTCTCATAAATCTGCTTATTCCCATCTCGTGCATAGCAAGATGAGGAAGGGTGTAGGTCATTTCTACTTTAAATGTTCTAGACTTTGAACCTAAGTAGGCATATAAACTTCCTGCTCTTCCCACGGGGTTATAGTCTGCGTAGTTTGCTGTTTGTGATTCACTAATTGTAGGATTTTCATAGAAAGGGAGTAGTACAATTGTGTTCTCTTGGCCTCCATAATGAAATTCAATTCTAGATCTCTCAGGTAAATACCTATTCCTAAACATCTTCTGGTAAGAATTGGGTTCATGAAAACCTCTACTGTTGGCTCCAGTTAAGGGTACACCCCCATTCCAAGGGGAGTTACCTGGAAGCATGGGTCCTACGGGTAATACCATTAGCGGTTACTCCCAGGACCCATACCTGTGATAGCTTGTCGGGGGGAAGGTTTATTTACGTTCATTGTAGCATCTACTCCTTGAATAGCAATTGCGTTAGATACCAGTTGAGCATCTCGTAGCTCCCCAAGTATTTCCCTTACGCGCTGACCGTTGATTCCTTCCCGGAGAGCAGAACCCTCGCCTAACATTGGCCTTTCACCCGTTTTTTCCAAATCGATGGCAACTTTGGCACGCTGTAGTGCCATCTTCCTCCCCCTGTCCTCCAGCGAGGAATCGTCGCTCCCGAAACCCTCAAGATGCGCGTCCTGGGCCTCCTGAGAATATGGGTGACTTGAGGGGTATTTTCCTCCCGTGGTGATGGTAGTGGTGTTAGACACTACTTTGGGTTCCGCAACCTCTTCATCTCCGAACCAGTTAAAAAGACCAGATATTTTGTCTCCTACCCATTTAAGAGCATCCCCAATACCCTCCACAATACCATTCACTACCCATTTAAGAGCATCCCAAAGACTAGTCACTACCCATTTAAAAGCACCCCAAATAGCATCCCAAATATGACCTCCTACCCATTTAAAAGCGTCCCAAAGACCACCCACTACCCATTTAAGAGCAGCCCAAATTTCATCTTTAAAGTGGTAAATTATTGCAACGACTGCCGCAATAGCTAGTAAGATCTGTCCAAGTACTGGGATCATCGTAAACGCACTAAATAACAGAAAAGGCAGCTTTTTAAGAAACGTAAATAGTACCTTCATTACTTTACCCGTTGTTTTGCCCCCAGGGAGAGTGGCTCCGACCTTCGCTATTTTCCGTGTAGCAGCAGCGGTAACAATGGCTGTAGCTAATGCTGCGAGGCCGACAATTACCTGACCGATCTTAACTGCCATGTCTTTATTCTGTGTTATAAAGTCTAGGAATCCTGTGGTCAACTTCATCACTATCTCTTTTAGAGGGCTGAAAACTTGTGACACAAAGTTATTCCAACTTGCATTAAATTTGCTATCTAGTTCTTGTTTTTCCCCTACACGTTTAACATGTTCTTGTAAACTTATACCTAGGCTGTTGGCTTCTTTATTTAATTGCTCAAAAACGAGTGCAGCATCTCCTAAACCCTTGCCCATGGTTTTTTCTAAAGCCGCAATAGCTACAGCAGGGTCAGCCCCTCCCTTAACCATTTGATCAATTCGATCTTTAGCTATGGAACCAGCTTTAACTACCATCTGTAAAGCATTCTGAGTAGCATCCCCTTCTCCTCTTAGTAGGGCTACTCGCTCTCTAGTAACTCCTAGGGCTGCTGCCGTGTTCTGTCCTTCGGCTGAGGTGAGGGTTGCTAATAGCTGGGTACCCATATCCCCGCCTTGCTTGCCTAAAGCAGCACTGATCGTTACACCAGCCTTTGCCATCTCCGCTCCAACTCCCATAAGTTTGAACCCTCTCATACCTTCCTCTAAACCCCCTAAAGAATCCATCAATTCCTCGGTAGTCATCTTATAGTTTTGAGAGAGTCCCTGTACAGAAGACGTTAAAGCAGTTTCCTGCTCAGTGGAAAGGCTCATTCCTTTAGTAAGCTTAGACATGCTTTTTAAAAGTTTAAGAGAATTTCCACCTGTAACTTTCGTGTAGGCAGCAAGCTGGTTTGTGGCAACGTTGCTTGATTTCAAACCACTTTCGAACTGCTCATAGCCGATATCCACAGCCTCTCCAAACCCCGTCACTGTACCCGCAAGTTGTTTTTGTTGGGCAGTAGTTTCCTTTAAAACTATACCCAGTCCCATCCCTCTCCCTAAGCTTTTCTCTTGCATCTTTAAGGAGGAATCAAAAGCGGAGTTAAGCTGCTTCATTGTCACTGATTGAAGCTTATTAACACCTACTAAAGCTTTTCTGTTAAGTTGAGCCTGAGCGGCTTCTTTTTTCCTTTCCTTACGAGCATCATCTCTTGATTTAGCGGCTTTCTCTCTAGTAGCCTTCGCCCCTTCGGCTAGCCTATTAGCCCTCTCTAATTCTTTAAGCAATGCCTTTAATTGTGCATCGTCGTCTCCTGCTGAGGTATTTCCTGATGGGGGTACTGCTGTCATATTAACTACCTAGTTGAACTTTCCAGATGCTTTTCATTTTAGTGAGCTTATAAGTCCTGTAACTGTCTAAGCCTAATAGGGAAATAAGGCTTTCCTTAATTTTTCCGTAGTAAGAAGCTCTTCGTCTCTTCTTATATAGGTTCTCTAGAATAACATTTATAACTTCCACAGAACCCCCATTATTTAGCCTAAAACAAGATACCAAAGTACCTTCTTTTCCCGGAAAGGAACCATCCCCTCGTCTGCTTTTAACTATTAAGCATGTACGCTGCCCTCTGCTACCTTCGCCCGCTCCTAAGTAATACCTGAAAATAATGACATCTCCAGGAGTCATCCTATCTGCACTGGGGATAGAGGGGGAAAGGAATTTTTTTTGGTCTCCCCCTACCCCACTTAAAAATTTCGTAGTTTCTTTTGAAAATTCACGCATTGCTACCTCTAATAGTTAGAACATATAATAAACATGAATACCGATATAGATTTAATAGATTTTATGGATTTAATTAATTTTACTCTACACAAGGACTTTGTAGAGAAATGGAGATACAAATACTCTGAAAAATTTATTAAACATTTCCAAATAAAGGTTCTTGAATCCTTAACCAAGCAAAAAATCATTAAACTAAGTAGTCTCTATAATTATCTAACAAAGAAGTGTAGATATTCTGGAGAGCAAGTAGACAACTTTTTTGATTCTATCGACATACTTATATACTACCCATTGATCATAAATGACAACTCCCGATAATAATAATCTAGAAGACCTTATCACTGCCTATGTAATAGCAGAAAGTAATCCTAAATTTGCAGCTTTGGTTGGCTACCTATACTTCTTAGGATTATCGTTACTGTATGGTGGGATAGCCCTAGTTTTTCTTCTTAGTCTTTTTGGCATCCTTTAGTGCTTGTAGCCTTTGCTCGCACACCAACCCAGAGTTAAACTCGGGACACAGGTTCTTGTAACCACACCAGTTACAAAACTGGTTTTGCATGGCCTTGAAGTCGGGCTTCTTCATCTTGCGTATTTTCCACATCTGATCAACTTTCTCCTTTAGGTACTGCTTGATCTGATTAGGAGAATACTTACAAGCTACGAAGTTATTGGTCAGCGGGTAGTAGTGGGCAACAGCGATGTTGTCTAGCGATACCCCCATCTTCTTGTGGATGGCATACGCATAGCCCATCATCTGCCTATCCTGGTACATGTCCAGTTCTGTGCTTTCGCGCTTGGATGTCTTATAATCGATGATAAGATATCCCCCGTCTTTTCCTTTGATTACACGGTCAATGATTCCATTTAGTTTTAGATCCTTTTCCTTATCATAAATAATCTCGTAAACCATTTCGGTTGAGACTGTTTCAGCAAGGGTAGCGTTGAACCTTAAAAAGTTCTCCAAGCATATTTTAATCTTAGGATTGTATGTTTCTGAAAATGTGTAGTCTTTTTTGACATCCTCGGCTATAACAGTAAGTTGGCCGAGAGTGGTAGCTTGGAAGCCATCCTCTAAGATTTTGTGGATGTATGACCCAAAGTGAAGAGGATCAGTATTTGTTCTCTCCTCTTTGATACGGTCAACATACCGATAACGGTATTTAAGCTGACATTCTTTGAATGTCTTAGATTTAGATTCTGAAATAGTATTTATGAACATTATAGCACCTCAGGTTATTAGAGACTACTTGACAGAGAAGTTCAAGGATGATTCCAGATATTCCTCTGGAGAACGAGAATTAATTGTGCCTTCTATTTTTGTACCCAATGACTTCAAGCGTCATATGAGTATCAATTTAGACACGGGTCTATGGCAGTGTTTCAAGTCGGGGAATAAAGGTAACTTCTTCCAGATCTACGCATATTTAGAGGGTGTAACTTATAACCAAGCCGAGTCCGAAATACTTTTTAAAGAGCTTGATGGAAACTTTACTAAAAACTTAGAACCTTCCGCTGTAATCCCGCAGCCAGAAGTTGAAGACCTACACCTTCTTCCCGTGACCGTTGAGGATTACACTTCAAGTAACAGTCTGGTCCTCAAAGCTTGGACATTCCTTTATGAGCGTAAACTATTTAATCTAGAGACTGAAGACTCCAAATACTATGTATCCACCAAAGGGCCTTATGCTGGCAGATTGATTATACCTTTTGAGGAGGAGGGGGAACTTTTTTATTTTCAAGCACGCACCTTAGGAGATCAGACTCCT